CGTTCCTGAAGGCGAGATAGTCATTGGTCGCAGTATCTACACCTCAGACGATGAGGGTAACAAGGCGTGGTTAAAGACTAAGAGGACAATGACCGAGGCAGCGCGGGATAAAGCTCTGCAAGGTTTTGTGGATGGTCTTGTTAAAGGTCTTCCCAAGTACAAGCCGAAGGCTAAACCAAAGACCAAGAAGTTTGCTGAAGACTTACTGCCTACTATCGCAATAGGTGACGCACACTTCGGCATGAGGGCTGACGCAAGAGAAACAAAGGAAAGGGACTACGACACAAAGATAGCCTCGGCAGATATGCTTGATGCTATAGATTACCTCGTGGACTTATCTCAGCCTTGCGAGCATTCATTGTTAATTAATGTCGGTGATTTTATACACGCTAACGGATCAAATGGTACTACTTTTTCTGGAACAAAATTAGACGTAGATACAAGAATTGAAGTAGTGCTAGAGACAGCAGCACAGACGTTTATCTTCGCGATAGACAAGATGCTATCCAAGCACAAGAACGTCACTGTCATCATGGCTCGTGGTAACCATGACTCAGATACAGCAATTGCTCTTGCGTTGATACTGAAGTTTTATTACACACAAGAGAAAAGGGTAACTATCTTAGACCCTCACGGTTTTTTCCATACGCTACAGTTTGGTAAGAACCTCATAGCTGTACACCACGGTGACAAGGTGAAGGCAGAGAAGCTAGGAGCAATCCTGCCGAAGATGCTACCTGAGCAGTGGTCAAGCACAGTGTATAGGAAGTGGATTGTCGGACATATCCATCATCAGAATTCTATCGAGACATCTAATGGGTGTTTCGTGGAAGCGATGGGGACGTTGTCTCCTCCCGACTCTTGGCATGCAGGAGCGGGGTACGGTGCGTCAAGTGTGATGAACCAGATTACATTCCACAAGGATGGCGGTGAAGCTGTTAGACACGTTTATCAAATCAGAGCCTCTCGGAAAGCTCCTGACCTGACATTATAGGTGTAGTATGGAAGACCGACTTTCAAGAGTAGAAAGAAAGATTGACTCATTGCAGGAGGCGATTATCTCTTTGGCACGAGTGGAAGAAAGATTGGTTACGGTCTTCAACCGTCAGTCTAAGATAGAGGCTCAAGTAGATAGTATGGAACAGAAGATGGACGCAATGGCAGAAAGCATTGCGACATCTATGGCTACAGAAAGGATTGTTTGGATACTAATTGCTGCGGCTATTGCGGCGTTCTTTAACTTTATGGAGTGATTATGAAATACCTATTGATACTACCTGTTGTATTCTTGATGTCATGTTCACAGTTAGAAGTTGTGGGAACTGCCGTAGATAGATACTGCGAGCTGTCTCCTACTCAAAGGCTTGCTAATCGCGAAGCAATAGCAGAAGTCGTAGCACCTAACACAATCCAAATAGAGTGCGTAGATAATGCAGAAGATAGCATCTAAGCTGTCACTAGACGCTTACAAGGACGACATGGTTGGCGCGTTCAAGATAGAGAACAAGCTAACCTCTACCGTTGCGTATGTGAAGTTAACACCTGAGTGTAACTACGTTGTCTTTCGCGGCACTAACTCTATTGGCGATTGGTTGTTTAATCTTTCCGCTATCCCTGCGTACTACAATAGACGGTGGACGCATGGTGGGTTTGCACTAGCACACAAGTCTGTATGGAAACGAATCAGACGGTTGCTAGACCCAAACAAGAAGACCTTGATTACAGGTCATTCTCTTGGCGGTGCATTAGCTGAACTATCAGCATGGGCGTGTAGAGACTTTACAGATTTAACATTGATTACCTTTGGCAAACCAAGGGTTTTCTTTCGCGGTTCTAAGAAGAAGATGAACCACAATGTGCAAATCTCTTACGTTTCAGGCAGTGACGTTGTAACTAGAATACCGAAGTTTGGATACGAGCCTGACTCAAATCAGGATCTAGTATACTTTGATAACTGGGGGCAGGTCTTCTTCAATCCTCCCAAGGGTTATGTAAGTAATGACTTCGGTTTAGGCGACTCAATCTCAGATCACTCGATGAAAAGTTATGACAAGATGGTTAATGATATGCACCTTAGTATTGCAGAGCTGCGCCATAACCGACAACCTCTCAGACGGGTATGATCGTGGTGACATTACTAAGGGACTGGTGGAGGACTTTAAGATTTATTGTACCGCACCTGTCACCTACATCCGCAGAGCGGGTAGGACAGTTGTATTAGCAACCACAGGAATACTGTTACCGGACGTATGCCCATGATCGTAGAGTTTCCAGACAACAAAACAGAACGGTTGATAGAAGACGCAATGGAACAACTTGGCACTTGGGTAGAAGGCCAAATAGAACTAGGGGTAAGCCCTATCATTTTAATAGGATTGATGGAGACATATAAGTCTGCACTCTCCTATAACCTGCTAGTAGATGAGGACGAGTAATGGCTATTAATTTGCCTTTAGATATGCAATCTGGAGTAATGCGAAGCGGTGTTTCTCCTACAGTATTCTCTGATGCGTCTAATGATTCTCAACCAAGCATCAATCAAAATTTTATTGAAGGATTGATTGCGGATATTCTTGCGGCTCAAGATCCAAGCAACTATAGATATGGTGGTTATGTAAGCCAAGGCGGTTTAGATATTGGTGAGCCTAATCGTCAAGTAATAAACGCAACACCAGAACAGATAGCAGAAGCATTAAGCACAAGCAAAGACATGGCAACAGCGATACTTGGATCAACTGTCGGCTCTAATCAAATGCTTGATGATGCAGCTATGGCAGCGGCTCAAGCTACAGCTCAAACAGCAGCCGAAGAAGCATTAAGTAATGTTTCTGCAGAAGGTGGTTTTTCAGAAGCAGAAGCTAACGAAGTCTATGATTTGCTTGAATCAGGTACAGTTACTTTAAATGATGTGTCTACAATATTAAATGTACCACAAGCTGTAGTTGCAGCGGGTTACGAGCAAATTAAAGCAGAAAGAGCAGCTCCACAAGAACCTGTTGATCTAACAGCAGACACTACTGCTAACGATTTATTAACTGGCGGTCTAGGAGATGCTGATACAGGTGGTGTGGCTGATACTAATGAGACATGGACTTACGACAAAGCTACAGACAGTTTTATTAGCAACACTCGCGGAGATGTATTTCCAAACAGAGGCAATGCAACGCTAAAAGATGGCGGCATATATGCAGTAACTCCTGTTCTTGGTACTGACGGCGTTACAGCGGAGAATGTAGTAGACACAGAAACAAATGAATCTGTTGGAATATTAAACGTAGACATTACTACAGGATTACCTTCAATTATTAAGACAGTTGACAAAGGCTCTTCTGTTAATGAAACAGATACTTTTGGAACTGCTCAAGATACTTTAAACACAGGACAGACTTTAGGTGTAGGTGATAAAGATTTAGGTGACGCAACTACTGGCGATACTGTAGTAACACCTACGCCAACTCCTACTCCTACGCCAACTCCTACGCCTACGCCAACACCAACACCAACAGTAATTAACGGCAAAGATGGTGTTGACGGACAAGATGGTCAAGACGGACAAGATGGTCGTGACGGTACTGATGGCAAAGATGGTAAAGACGGAATGATAGGCTTGTTTAGTCGAGTGATTAATGAAACGCCTTTAACAGAATCAATCTTATTCCCAACCAAGTTCACTAAGTTGGAGAACGTACAACAAGGAATGTTTGGTGAATTCCTTCGTGCCGCAGGAGGCAGACGATGACATACCTAGAAGCAATCAATAGTGTCCTTCGGCGATTGCGTGAAGACCAAGCTAACACAGCATTAGAGTCTGATTACTCCGCACTGATCGGAGACTTTGTTAATGACGCAAAGCAAATAGTAGAGAACTCTTGGAACTGGTCTGCTCTTAGAGACACAATCCTAGTCAATACAGTTTCGGATACGTCAGAGTATTCTTTAACTGGCTCTGGTCAGGAAGCAGTACTCAAGGATGTCATTAACGATTCGGCTAACAGAATGATGAGGCTTGAAACTAAGTCATTCTTTAACAACGTCTACTACAACCAAGACGTAACCAGTGGCTCACCATCCACTTATACTATTACTGGTGTGGATGCTAATGACGATTTAAAGGTCAAGGTATACCCACAGCCTGACGGTATATATAACCTGCGTTTTGATATGTCCAAACCACAAGGACTGCTTACTGCGGATGCGACAAAGATTAAAGTGCCATATAACCCTGTGGTTCAAATGGCATTTGCAATGGCTCTACGGGAGCGTGGTGAGACAGGAGGTCAATCAGCAGCGGAGCAGTTTGCTATTGCGTCTACTGCTTTGTCTGATGCAATAGCTATAGACGCTAACCGTTACCCTGATGAAACTACTTTTATGGTGG